GTGAGCAGCAGGTCGTTGCCCTGTACGGGCACGATGCCGTCGATGGCCGGCAGAGCGCCGTTAGCGCTGGCCGTGATGACATTGCCGAGGCGCGTGTACGCGGGTATGGCCGTCGTCGTCGCAAACCGGACGGATGACTTCCGATCCGTTGGGTCGGCCGAGGTGAGCTGCCTGTCGAGATAGTCTTTGTCGATTCCCATCCTGGCCTCAATCCACGACTAACCAGTTGGCACCATCACTCTCCAACGTGTACCGCTGGCGAGGTGTGTTGATAACCTTGACTGGGTCGCCGTTGATCGTCTCGGCGCCGGTCGGAACGATATTGATCGCAGGCGGACCGATCATGTCGGTCAGGCTTATCACCTTGATCGGACGGCCCGTTGCGCCCACAGCCGCCGTGGGCAAGTTGATCGTGACCACGCCGCCTGTCGGATCGGCCTTTACCGACTCGCCGAGCAACGCGAGCTGCGACGCCGGCCCAATGACCGGCGCGCGATGAATGAACGCAAACTGCCCCGATCCTCCGACGATGGTGACGACCCCATAGAAGTCCTTCACGCATAGCAAGCCGTTGGAGATGTTCAGGAAGAACCGATACTGGTCCACGCTGCTCGACGAATCGACGTCGGCCGGCAACTGCTGCTTGAGTTGGTAAGTGCTGTTGGTCGCCATCGGCTTTAGCTCCGCCTCCTGCTCCTGCTTCTCACGGGACCAGCGCCAGCTCTCCGTCCAGGACCAACTCACCGTCGATGGTGATTCCGCCAGAGACTACCATCTGCTGGTTCTCCGGCACAGTCACAGATTTGCCGGTGACGACGACCTTGTAGCTGAAATGGTCCTCACCACCACCGCCGGAAAAGAGGTCTTCGGCCTCAATCGTGGTGCCGTCTTTGATGATCGTCCCGTTGCGAAAGATGAAGCTCGTCCCGTGCCGCAAACCAAGCACGAGCGAGTTATCGGTGTTGAGGGCGATGTTCGCGACCTCTGCCGAAACGTTCACGTTTTGACCTGGAGCCCTGGTGATCTCGGCCCGGATGATCTGGCCAGCAAGCGGCAATAGCGTCGCCGGTACCAGCCGACTGAAGAAGCCGGTCGAGGGCGACCAGACCAGGAACGAATCGGTCCAGGTCAGCCCCGTAACCGTGCTCCAGGTCAGCGTCCCGCCGCCGGCCAGGATGATGTTTCGGTCCTCGCGGGCAGCGAAGCCGGAGGCGTCCTGTGCACGGATCTGATCTACATAGGCGTCATGCCACGGATCTTGGTTCTCGGAGGCAAACGGCCAAAGCATCCGCGGGCTTAGCTCACTCATGCCGCCCGCCTTTCTTCGAGCATACGAGTAAACACGGCCTTCCACTGATCGCGGTTGCTGTTAGCCCGAGGGTTACAGGAATGGCACAGCGTGATCAGATTGCCGTCGTCGCAATTCCGCTTGTCGTAGTCGATGTGATGGATGGTCAGCGGTTGGCCGCTCCGACGGACTTCAAAAGCGATTCGTCTGCCCGGTACACCTTCTGCATGAAGCGCGATCATGCGCTCCACCTCTTCCGGGGTAACCTGGCCGCCTCGCCCGATCTTTCTTGGCGACAGATCAGCCATGCCGCATCACCTCCACGCCGGCATCGTACAACCGATCGACCAATTCCCGAAGCTTTCGGCTAGCCAATGCCCGGCAATCGTCTGCCTGGCTCATGCCGCCGCCGCCTGGGAGACCACTGTCACCGACTCCTTGGTGATGACTTCTTTGCTGGCAATGATCAGGTTCCCGTCGCCGTCCAGATGGTCGGGCGGCCCCTCGATCCGGAAGATCGAATACTTGACACCCGCGATGCCTGCCACGGCCCGATCCAGATCCGAAATCCGTAGCGACGCCCCGAAAGCCCTGATCCTGAGCAGGTCGTCTACGGCCTTACGGACGTTCGATAGCACCGTCGGTTGCACGTACCCAGGCAGCACGCCGATCGTGCCGGAAATCACGGCTTCGACGAGGAACCGTTCTCCAGAGACGACCTCCGGGTCCTGCGTCACCTCTTTGCGCGCGTCGAGGTAGGTCTGAAGCGACCGCAACAAGGCGATGGGCGGAGCGGTCAGAAAGCCGTCGGCATCGCGCGTGAGAATGGGCACCGTGATCAAGTTTGCCTGGCAGTCGGCCGCAAGGAACCCGTCCACATGATCGAAGATGGCCTGAAGCTCTGTCTCAATGGCCGTGCCGAAGCTCGTTGCCATGAGCCCGTCGATCACCAGCACGCGCGCCGCAATGTCATTGAGCAGCGGCGTCATCGCTGCCATGTTCAATGAGATCGTCGTGAGCTGAGCGCTCGCTTCGTCGATCCCGTCTCGCGCGATGTCGAGTTGCGAGATGACTGTGCCGATGTCGGCCTGAACGATACTCGCATCACCTGAGATGTTTAGGGCTTCTGAATTGATCTGATCAAAGGACCCGTTGACTGCCATATTTTCATCGGCCGCCTCCACATCGATCTGATCGAAGAATCCCTCGATCGCGTCCTTTTCTCCGGCCGTTGCCGAGCTTGCTACCACCGCCGCCTTGCCGCTGATAACGAAGCCTTGGATAGCGGACAGGCTTGCGTCGGCCTCTGTTTTGCCGTTGGCCGCAATACCTTGGATGTCCACCGCATCCACGCCGATCTGCCCGGCCTTGTTCTTGATCCCCTGACCACCAGTCTTGGCGCTGTCGATTGATGTGCCGGCAGAGGTCACCGAGGTCGTCGCATCGGTCGCTGCCGTCTCGGCCTCGGTTCTCAGATCGTTCAGGTCGAGAGGCAGATCGTTTGGATTAGAAATGTCGAGAGCTATCGCAGCGGTCTCTGCCGTGACGTTGCCGATGAGCCCGCTGGCAATGCCTCGGATGTTGTCGAGCAGGATCTGGAGCTGAAGGTCGTCATCCGCGCTACGCGCCACGAACGCCTGCGCGACAGCGACCGCGCCAGCGAGCGGGTCTATGTACGCGCCCGCGAGGCTCTCGTAGTCGTCCCTGGTGATGGCCACGGTATGCGCGCGAAATAGCCTCGGCGCGTTGGCCTTGATCTGATCGAGCGACTCCTGGTCCGCTCCACCCGACGATGGATCTTGGTTGGTCGCCAGCAGCGGCACAACCGTTGCGCCAATGACCAGCGGCGAGGTTGGTTCTGAGATCGTGCCCGCCATGACAAGTCCGGCGGATCCAGCCGTGGCGAAATACTCGACACGGATCTCTGCGCCAACCGGCGGCACGTTGCCGGCCACGCCGTTACCGAACCGGATCGTCGGTGGGTCATCGCCGATACCCGTTTCGTACTGATCGGTCGCGTCGAAGGTGATGATCTCGCTCTCGGACCAGTCCGCTCCATTCACGCGGCAGCTCACCGAACCAGCCGCGATCGTATTGCTCCTGCCAGGGCTGAGCCGGAACACCTGACTACGCGCGCCGGTCGAAGTGAAGGTTTCGATGCGCGTAGTGCCCTGGCGCACGCCGACCTTACGCGGAGGCGAAATCGGGCCTTCCGTGGCCGGGAAGATCACCTCTTCGATCGTCTCGAAGACGAGATCGTTTGGGCCCTTCCACTGAAAGCCTACGGGCACCGTCGTATCGAGCGCCTGGATCGCGCCGAGGTTCACATCCAGATCGACCGAAGCAGCAACCGCTCCAGACACCTTGTAGCCGAGCTGCCTTGCGAGTCGTACGACGCCCTTGCGGGTCCGAGCGGTCACGATGTAGCTCTCGGTTGCCTGCCGATCGATGTAGAAGCTCAGCGTCTCTGCGGCCCAGGCCACAATGTCGATGAGCATCTGGCCAGTGCCAGAGGTCACGAAGTCGTTGAACTCGGTGACGAACAGAACTTGGATGCGCGCGACGAGGTCGTCTACGACCGTGAAGAAATCCTTCGAGCTATACCTAGCTCGATTCAAATTGCTTGCTGGCGAAGCGATTTGTATCGGATCTGTCACTTTGTTCCCTAGATCGAGATCGCTGTCTTGCTCACCTGCTGATTAGATTCGTAGGTGACGATCACCAAGGTTTCGATGCCGCCAGACGCGTTTTCTTTGCGTTGCTCAACAGACACGTCGATCACCTGTATCCTCGGCTCATTGGCCGCCAGCGCCCGCCTGGCCTCGTGACTCACGCCGGCCCGCATGACCGAGCCCACGCTCTCGAACACGAACTCGAACATGTCGCTGCCGACGTCCGGACGCATGACGCGCTCGCCTCGACGAGTGAGCATGATGCGACGGATGTTGTCCTCGATGAGATCGTCGTCCTCCTTGACGGCCGGGTAGCTCGTCTCGCTGCGGCCGAAGGGGAAAGCGATTCCGATCGACACCGCTAGACAATATCAAGAGTTGGCTAGGCTAGCGAGGAAGAATAGCGAACCAGTATTTCTTTCGCCCACGCGATCGCATCTTCGACCCGCTGGCCGGCTGGCTGCGGCTTGATCCAAAGCTCAAGATTTTCCGGCCTATTGTCGGCGCGTTGCCCATTGCGGTGGTGCACTTCTTCTCCACCGGCCAGCGGGCGACCAAGCATTAGAGCCATGATCAGACGGTGCTCCTGCGCCCGACCGCCCTTGTTAGCGTTCTCGTAGCTCGTGGCATACACCGATACGTAGCCCTCGTTCCCAACGGAACCGTAGCCGCAGAACATTGCTGGCGATTCACAGAGACCGATCAATCGCTTGTAATGGGTTGTGCAAATGGCACCCATCAAAGCCAATTCCGAACAACCCCTGTGCTCGCAAAATGTTTTCTTCACGCGGCGAACAAGCACCTTCACAGGTTTCCCGCCAAGCGGCGAACCGTGAACCAGAACACGGCCATAATGAGTCTTAGGTACTATCTAAGGGACATGCGATCGTAAACGCTAGCGACGGAAGCGAGGGGATCGGCGGGAACGGAATGCCGCCGATGGAGATGCCGGGCAGGCTGAGTGCCGGCAGAGGCGGTAACCGGATCCCAAGCTCCAGGGTCACGCCCAGGCTCGGCAGTGGCGGGAGCACGGGCAGCGGTGGCAGCTTGACAGAAAAGCCAATGCTGAGGCCCGGGATTGGCGGCAGGTTTATGCTCGGCAGCTTCGGTAGGTCGATGTTCAGATCCACCAACACGTCCAAGCTCGGTAGTCCGGCGATTCCTGGGATCGGTGGGATCTTTGGAAACGGGATCCCGCCAATCGAGATTCCCGGCAGACTGAGTGCCGGCGGAAAATTCGCGGGGAAATTGCACCTCGAACTCACGGCACCATCCTACGGTTTGATCTTGATGCTCTGCGAAAGAATCGTTGGCAGCGGCGGAATAACCGGAGGCCCCGTTGGGACGCCGGGACCGGCACCGG